GGAAAATGTTGATGCCGACCGCCGCGAGGCAAAACAAACCGTGACATTTACAATGCGTTATGATTCAGGAATCACAACCAAAATGCGCATCGTTTGGGAGGGTAAAAATTACAATATTGAAAATATCGCGGATTTGGAACGCCGCATGTATTTACGAATTCAAACGGAATTGGTTCAATGATAAGCGGGAAAGGATATATTCAAAAAAACAAAATCGCGTTGGACGAATTTCGGGCCATGCAAGTTGATGCGCCCGTAATGGGTCAATTCATTGAGCGCGCGGGCAAAGTTTTCATTGCATTGGCCAAAGCCAAAATCAATGTCAAAACCGGTAATTTGCGCAATTCAATTGGATTCATTCATCGTGACAATCGCGGAAAAGGCAAGGCAATTCGATTGATTGGCGCGCGTACTTATGGCGAATACAAAGGTTTTCATGCGCATTTGATTGAAGAAGGAACAGCGGAAAGAAACGCAGAACGCAAAAAGAAAACCACTAAATCTGGCGAAAAATATAAACCCAACTACGGCCCGGAAAAACCATTCATGCGGCCAGCATTTGAACAAGGCAAATCAATATTCATCCAAAGCATGCAAAAGCAAGTGAAAGATTACATCGAAGCAAAAGCAAAGGCAAGCGGATTCAAAACAAAATAAAAAATAAAAAAATAATATCATGGCAAGCACAGGAATCACAAACGGCACGCTAATCGCAATCTACAAGGATGTGGCCGGCACTTTGACTAAAATCGCAAACGCGACATCAAACGATTTTTCAATCACCAAAGACATGATTGAAACCACCAACAAGGATTCAGCCGGAGCAAAAGAATACATTGCCGGAGAGTACGGGTACACAATGAGCGTTGAAGGCATGTTCGAAGAAGATGCATCAGTTGGCGCGGGTATCAGTTGGAAAGAAATCATTACAGATTTGTTGGCCGGTACGGCCGTGACAATTGTGATGACATCAAATGTTTCAGGTGATTTGAAATTGAGCGGGTCAGCGTTTTTCAACGAATTAAATTTGACAGCACCGCAAAACGATGTTGCCACATTTACCGCATCAATTCAAGGCACGGGCGCATTGACCGTTGGAACAATCTAATTTTGAAATTGTTGCATATATTTGCAACATGAACACGATTACAATCGGGGGTGTTCAACACCCCCTTTTTTTTAACATGCGCGCCATTGAAAACATCATGGCCGAATTCAATTTGGAAGATTTCACGCAGTTGGGCGAAAACATGTCAACCAACAACATTGCACATTCATTGAAATTTGCAAGGGCATGCGCATATTTTGGCATTCAATCCGGATGCAAAAAACAAGGTGAAAAATTTCCATTTGTTGACATTGATGATTTTGCCGATTCAATCACATCATTCAGCGAAATTGAACCCGTTATTTTGTTGTTTACAAAAGCCGTTGAAGAATTTTTCAAACCGCGGGGCGGCACATCCGAAACCGTGGGAAAGTAGACGCGGCCGAATCGCAGTCATTAACATTTGACCGGTTGCGCGAAATCGCATTTGGTGAAATGGGAATGGATGATGATGCGTTCAATGAATGCCATCCAAAATATTTTCGGTTGCGGTTGTATGGAATGCGCGAGGCGCAACAACAACAATATCGCAATCAATGGGAATTGACGCGATGGATGGCCGCAACCATGATTTCACCACATTTGAAAAAGCCAATAAGCCCGCAAAAGTTAATGACATTTCCATGGGAAAAATCGACCCATGATGATATTGTTGCAAAGGTTACGCGCTACGCGGATATATTTGCGAAGTTGACACCCATCGCCGAAGCATGAAAGCAATTAACGCCGTTTATAATGTATTATCCAACAATTCCGCATTGACGGCCGTTGTGGGTTCAAATATTAATCCATTGCGGATTGTTCAGGGCGTGGCATATCCCGGCATCACAATTCGTGTTTCAGCGGTTACACCACACCCGTCAAAATCAGGTCATTCAAAGACCGATTGGGCAACCGTTGAATTGAACATTTACGCAACCACATACACGCAAGCCGTTCAAATTTCCGATTTAGCACGAATCGCAATGGAAGTTGCAACGCCCGGCACATTTAATCAGGTGTATGTTTGGGAGATTGAATACGGCGGTGAATCACACATGAGTGATGACAATGCGGAAGAATACGGCGTTTTCAATATCATTCAGGATTATTCGGTAAGTTATAACAGATAAAATGTCATTAAGCGCGATAAATATTGTATTAAACGCCATAACCGGAGCATTCAACAAGGATGTGAAGGATGCGGCAAATACAATGGAAAAGGCATCAACAACGATGCAACAATCGGCAAATAAAGCCGGGCAAGCCATTGAACAATCATTGGGTTCGGGCCAATTGCGTCAAAAGATTGCAGCCGTTACGGCCGAAATTGACGAACAAAAACAAATCACCCGTGAATTCGTTTTGGAATTGGAAAAGTTGCGCCAAAAACGCGACATGATGTCAAAAATGGATGTGCAAGGCCAAAAGCAAGTCCGCAAAGAAATTGAACAAACCAAAGCGGCAATCAAAGACCAATCAATTGCGGTTTCCGAATTGACGGCAAAAAAGCAAGGGTTCACACAACAATTGTCATCAACGAATCAAACTTTGTCCGGTTCACGCGCGGCATTGAATGGTTTGGCAACATCGTTTTCATCGGTAAGTTCAGTTTTGGCAATTGTCAATGACGATAATAAGCAATTACGAAATGTTTTGATGGCCACCAACGCGGCGTTGAATTTTGGCGCGGCGGTGATGCAAGTGAAAGATTTGCAAGCGCAATTTGGGTCATTGTCGGCGGTTGTGACAAAGGTTGGCGCATTCATGGCGGCCAATCCGTTTTTGATTGGCGCGGCCGTTATTGCATCGGTAGTGGCATTGACCGCGGCGTGGTTAGATGATACCGACGCAATCCAAAAAGCGTATGAATCGCAAAAAAAATATGCCAGCGAAGTTGAAGCATACAATAACCGCGCGGTCGCATATGTATTGAAGCGCATCGAATATGAAAAGAATTTAGCAAAAAAACGCGCTCAATTAGCCGGTCAAACCGAAGCACAAATCGCGAAAGTTGAATTGGATTATTCCAAAAGGCGAATCGACGCAATGAAAAAATTTCAAGGTGAATTGTCGCAAGATTCACAATTGCGGGTTGATTTGATATTGCAGATTGAAGAAGCGGAACGCGAATACAATTTGCAAGTTTTGGACATGAAGATTGCGGAAAAAAATGCGCGTCAAGAAAATGCCAAAGAAGCACAAAAAGAAGCCGATGCAATAAAGAAAAGCGGTCGTGAAGTAATGAAGGCCGAAACCGATTTGATAAATTGGTTGGAAAAGAAAAGATTTGAAACCGGTGAAAAAGCGAAGAAAAGGGCGGCCGAACAAGCCAAACAATTGACCGGGGCAAACCTGATTGCCGGGACGGCCATTGCGCCAATTTTAGTACCGGTAAAACTTGACCCAAAATATATTTCACAAATTGTTAGAGATTTTGACCAATTAATTCAAAACATGTCCCAAGCGGTTGAACAATTGGGCGAAGAAATTGCAATATCATTGGGCGAAACATTGGGAATGGCGTTGGCCGGTCAAGGCAATGGCATTGAAGGATTCATTCAAAGTGTTGTGGGTTCTTTGGGGTCATTTATCAAAACAGTCGGTAAAATGTTGATTGCCTACGGTATCAGCGTTGAAAAATTCAAAGCGGCGTTTTTGAATCCGGCGGCCGCGGTTGTTGCGGGTGTTGCGATGGTAGCATTGGGAACAGCCGTTTCAAGTCAAATTAAAAAAGGGCCGGGAGTTCCGGCGTTTGCCGATGGTGGTATTGTAAGCGGCCCAACATTGGGTTTAATGGGTGAATATCCCGGCGCGCGTTCCAATCCGGAGGTCATCGCCCCATTGGATAAATTGAAAACATTGATGAAGCCCGACCAATCATCGGGATTTGTTGCCAGCACAACAATTCAAGGTCGTGATTTGGCAATTGTTTTGGATAGGTATAACAAAGATACGAAACGCGGATAATGGCAAGGATTTACAAAGGTTCGTTTATTTCAATCACAAATATTGAATACCGTGTTGAATTGTGGGATGACCCGACCGGAACAACACCCGAAATTGTTTCGCGTTTATATTCATCGCGCGTTCAATCATCCGGTGGGTATCAGGAAGGCCAATCATGTTTGTTGGAAAAACTGAATGCCCTGAATTCAACGACGGAATTGACATTGGCCGGCGAAGGTCTAAGCATTCAACGGGAAAGTGAAGGCGATTCAGTATATGAAAATTTTGTAAGGCAATCACGCGCCATTGCGAATTGGGTGATTCCAACGCAAACCATCATGGATGATTTCATCGGCATTCAAACAAAAGCCGAAACCGCATGGGCTATGTTGGTTTATCGCGATGATTCATTGATATATGTTGGACGCGTATTGGCCGACCAAATGACGCGTTTGCGCGAATCCATAGAATCCAAACCAATCATTGATTTGGTGGCCGTGGATGGCCTTGAATTGATGTCGGGATTCAAAGTGAAATCAACATGGTTCAGCGATGGCAAAATCACAATTTCCCAATTGTTTCGCCGTTGTTTGGAATCATTTGATTTGTCGGAATATTGGGTTGTTAATGGAACAAATCAGGCGTATTTATTTGATGGAACATTATTGAGAGAGGCAAACGCATTGCGTTTGGGTTTTGACATGTACAAAATCGATGAATACACCTTTTTACAAGATTTTGACCCGTTCACGGATGTGAAAGTGTTTGATTCGTATGGATGGCAAGTTGAACCCAACTATATTGATTGCAAACAAGCGTTGGAAAATGTGTTGTTGATGTTTGGGGCGCGTTTAACGCACGAACGCGGCGCGTACTATGTTATCCCATTCAACGCGTACGATAATACAACCACAATCAATTTGCGACAATATTCGTATACCGGCCAATATATAGGAACAACAACATATTCGCACCGTCAAACCATCGGCAATGATGTTCGACCATTGTGGATGGCAAAACCATCATTGTACTATCAACCAGCGGCGCAAAGTGTAACGGTGAACACCCACCGTCAAAACCTTGCAATTGCATCACGGACATATCCCAATTTGACGACATCAACATTGTCGTTGGTTGCCAATGATATTCCAACCGGTTCAACGCCGGATGATGCGCCAATCCGCATCCGGTTGATGGCCAAATCATTTAAGCGAAGCGAAACAATTGGTGGTGTTTTATACACCGAAGATTCAACCGATGTTTACTATAATATCAGGTTGGTCAATCCAACCACATCCGCAACCCGCGTTTTGGATGCCAACGGATATTGGGTATCGGGTGGATTGGTCAATGTAATCAATCGCCAACCAACAAAGGACATCAAAGGCGGTTGGATTACATCGGAATTTGAATTGTCGGTAACGACAGCCCCGGCCGGATTTACCCGGTTGGAGGTGAACATGTTCGTTCACGGAAACATTTTGAATTATAGCGGAACGGGCAAATGGAAAAACGGAAATTCATCGGTGAAAGATTTTTGGGGAACAATTCAGGTGGCATTTGCCGACGAATCCCCATATCAAAACGCGGATTTTGTATTTGACAAAACCGAAGTCATTACAGCGTCAACTGCCAATTTGGTAAATTCAACACCCATCGTGATTGAATCGCCATATTATACCGATGTTTTGAAATACGGCGTTGGGAATTGGTTGGTGAATAATGGAACAACCGATGTGTTGGCTTCGGATTGGTATGGCGGTTGGGATTCCATCACCCATGGAACAATCACGAAAATGTTG